GGGTTGTCTCGATCATTTCGCGGTGGACAGAGCGTTGAGCAGCGCGGCCTCGAACTCTTTGTCGAAGTTGTCACGGAAGATGGGCTCTGCGATCTTCTCCAGGTCGAGGCGCTCCTTGTACTGGCTCGGCTTGTCGCTGAACACGACCACCGGGATCAACTTGCCAGGACCACCTGCTACACCTGGAACTCGGCGCCAGATTCCCATCGGTGCTTTCTCCCATCCCTTGCCTTGGGGTATGCCGTAGAACAACTGGATCGGCGCTGCTCCCTTGCGCCTGCTGCCCTTGACGCCCAGGCGCCGAACGATGGCTGGGGCGAGTGTGCCGTTCTGCGCAGCCTCTTTGAGTTTGGTGATGAGGCCTTTGGGAATGTTGCCAAATGCGTTGAGCTGGATGTTGCCCGGCAGCCGGATGCCTGCAGGCCCTGGCTCCTGCGTTCCGCCCTCTGCCTGCAGATGCAGGTAGTGCGACTGGATTTCTTTGAATCCGACCTCGGCCACCAGGTTGTCGCGGGTTGCCTTCACCAGGTAGGTTCCCTGCTTGGTGAAGGGTGTCGGCCTGTCGAAGGTTGCATCGAGCGCAGCCGGTAACGCTTGCTTTACCTTGGTCGCTGTCTTGGTCAGCGCCACTGCGGTAGCGAACTTGATCTGCTTTGTCAGTTCCGGGAACTTGGCGATCAACTCGGCAGCGTTGGTTTGAATGGTCAACTTCATGTCGAATCCCGGTAACGCATCGGTAACGGATAAAAACTGCATCCGTTACCAAAAAACCTATATTCCATGCGGCTGGTAACGGATAAGAGCGGGTAACGGATATGTCGCGCCCGTACACACGCACGCACACGCACACATGGGCCGTTTGATGCTGGCATCCGTTTATCCGTTACCAGCCGCACAAACACTAGGTTTCGGATCGGTAACGGATGGTTTTTGGTAACGGATGCATCCGTTACCAGCCGCATGCTGCCGTGGGGTCGGGTGTCAGTTGTCACCGATATACCCCTTCAAGTTTGCTTCGAATAGATCGATCTTGTCCTGCGCGAACAGACCCATATCAGCGCCATCGGGGGCGGGGTCTACCATCCACATCCGTGTGACGATTCCAGTGCCTCGCAGCTTGCACAGCTTGGCGTGCAGCGTGTCCTTTGCCTGGCGCATCACCATGCGTCCAAACACGTTTTTGGACATAGGAAATTTCTCACCCTCTGCAATGCACCAGCGTCGATAGAAACGGTAGGCTTGGTCTGCGCTGCAACTGGCCCACGACACGGGCAGGATGCCCTCTCGCCACGCCATCAGCCAGCGCTCAGGGTTTGGCCTTCCCAGATCGATCAGGTCACCCTTAGCCTTTGTGACAGGGGGCGGGGAATACGGTAGGAAGGCCGACAGATCGCGCGCCATCAGCATGGCGTAGAAGGCTTCCTTGCCGCCTTTGTCGCGGCAGTCGACGACGGCGCGGTAGTAGGCGTCCTCCATCTTTGGCGGCGTCCAGATCACGCAGTAGCGGCGGTCAGTGGCATCCAGCGCATTGGGCTGGATCTCGTTTGACAAGAAAACCAAGTTGACGTGGTTGGCCTCTGTGCGCACCGGCATCATCTTGGTGTTGATCTGGATCGTCTTGCCCGAGATCATCGCCTTGAGTTTGCCCTTGAGGTGGCGCATCTCCTGGCGGCTCAGCACTTCGTCGCCGATGATGAACAGCTTTCGGCTGAGGTAGTCGTTGAACTTGTCTTCGAGCTGGTCCTGTCCGACGACGCTGCCATAGTCGCCATAGATCGACTGCACGATCTCCCAAAACAGATTCTTTCCTGACCCCTCATCGCCATGCATGATGACGGAAGTCGGCATCTTGGCGCCAGGGTTTTGCAGTGGGTAGGCGATCCAGTCCAGTATCCAGTCGCGCACATCTTCATCCTGGTCGACCAGGTGGTAAAGCAATTCGATGATGGGCTGACAGTTGCCGGGGATCGGGACCACATCGAGGCCGCCGTAAAGGTTGATGCACTGCGGGCCGCACTTGCCACTCGGGTCGAACACAACCTGCTCAGCGCTGACGTCACGACGCTTGTCGGACTGCATCCACATGCGCACTTCATCGTTTCCGTACTGATTGCGCAGGCCAGCGATTGAATACGCCTGGCGCGTCTCGGTGTCCCAGGCGACCTGACTGCAAAACTGCAGCGCCCAGCGCCTGAACAGGGTTTGCAATTTGCCCGAGTCAACTTTCTTTTTACGCTTGGGGCGTGCCGCCCCTCCCCCCTGTGAGTCTGCGGGCGGCGTGCCGCTGCTGTTGTCATCCATGTCTGGGGGTGGGCTCATGTTGTAAACCTTGGCGCTGTTGTTGTTTTCAGCCATACGTTTTCAGGGTCTGGATGATCTCCAGACTCAGCTCCAGTTGGGCAGCGACCTCGGCCAGCCCTTCGAGCCGGTGCAGGTCGTTGAAATCGGTGTCTTTTGGGCCGCGTGGCGTCTCTTTCTTGAACACCGGGTAGGTGCGAACCACGAGCTTTGCGCCCTTGGGGCCGTCCATCACGCCGTCGAGCGCGATCTGCGCCTGAATGCGCCCGGTGTTGTGCGCGATGCCCTTGATCGTGGTGGCGTGGTCATCGTCAGCACAGATCACAAGCGGGTTTTGCGGGTTGGCCTGGTAAACGGCGTCCACCACCAGCGGCAGGTTGTAGGCATCGAAGGCCACATAGACGGCGAAGCGTCTGGCCATCGCCATGCGCAGACTCATTCCGGTGGCATAGCCTTCGCAAACGAAGACCGGATCACCCACCACCGGCAATCCGAGACGGCACGCTGTACCTGGCTTGAGCATGCCGTGAGTGAAGCGCTTGACGCCATCCTCTCGGATAGTCTGGATGCCTTTGAGTGACTGATCGCGTGGCAAGTCGTAGCGAAGCATTGGCACCAGCAGACCACCGCCCTGCTCTTCGCTCAGGTAGCGGCAACTCTCTGGATCCTGTAACCCCTTGCGTTTGGCATAGGCACTGTTTCCGTGGCGCAGGCCAGAGCGCCACAAGGCCATTGCGCTGGTTTCGGCACAGTGGGCCAACTTCGCGCGGTCGGCCTGCTCTACAGCGATGCGAGCGCTACGCTCAGCGCGCCGGCGGGCCAGCTCGGCCTGGTCGACAACCGGAGCCTCTGTTTTGTCAAAGGTATAGCCGCCATCCTTGGCCAGCTTGACCAGGGTGCCGATGGTATAGCCGCCGGCGGAGTGCGACTTAAACCCCTTCCAGCTCGAGCGGCAGGCTGCCGCGCTGTAGTTCGCTGCGTTCTGGCTCCAGCCGTGCCAGATGTTGAAGGCGTCATCACCAAATTCGCTCTTGAGCGCCATGCCGACCGCAACCCATGTCTCGCGGTCTTCGCAGCCATCGACGAATGACAGCATGCCATCCGCAGTGCGCAATTCAATGGGGATGCGTTGCAGATTTACAGTCATAGCGTGAAATCAAACAGCCCGGGATATTGATGGTTTGCACTCGATATTTCGCCGCGCCAAAGCTTCGCGCAGGGCATGCGTGCTGGCGATCAACTCGCCGCACTCGCGGTCAAAGCGCGCAAGCTCGTTATCGGTGATGCGGCCATCTTGCAGGCTAGTAGCAGCCTCAGTGCACATATCGCCAAATTCCTTTGCAGCAGCAGCGAGGCGCAGCATGCAGTCGTCACTCAGGCTGGTATCAACACAGGGAAGCGGAACAATCATCTGTCCTGCATTGGTGGCAAACGCCTCCAAGATGCGAAGGTCACCTGATAGCTCGGTAATCTTTTCGGCATCAAGCAAACCGAGCTTGGCAGTTCCGTCCGCAGCAACCTCATGGCTGAGAGTTGTAGAAGATTTGCCCATACGCGGCGCAAGAGAGTGCGAGCCACCCGGATAGTCATGCACCACGTTGTAGGCGGCATCAAGAAGATTCATGGAACAAGCTCCAAAGTGTTGCTATGGACGCAATAGCCTGGGCCGCGCACAGTGCACCCATGAGCCCAGGGAGATTCACCAACCAACCAGACTCCAGCCTTACGGCTAGCGGGGAAAAAGAGAGCAGTCCGCCTGACTACACTGATGGCTCTCACACACATCAACTTCATCAAGAGGCTGCTCATGAAACTTACAAATGCACGCGTAACGATCCAGACGACCGATACAACACAATGGTTGGTTACGGCCGACGGTCTGATTGCTGGATCGGACGGGCTAGAGACCATCAACTTCACCGTGCTGGTATCTCAGAGCGACCGCAGTATGCCGGCTGTGACGCGGCAAGCTGTAGCGCGGGCGATACAACTGTTGAGCATGTATCAGGATCTCTCGGCACCCAGAGACTGAATGGCGTCCCGGCGAGCGGGGTAAACGTCACGTATGACCCGCGCCCCACATGTTCAGCAGACACTGCTCGGCATAGACGTAGTCGAGACCTGGTTGTTGAACGTAACCGACTGACTGTCTTCTGGCCGCGTCGGACATGTTGGATCAATGCTTCCATATCCATGTCAAGCCCCCTACCCTGCGGGCTGTTGAGTTCCGTGAATTTTGGTTGGGGTGGATGGGGAAAGGCTCAATGCGGCGCGCATATAGGACCAATCGACATCGGGCCGAAGCGACTCTGGGCTTACTGCGCCCTTCGACTCAGCACTGATCCGCAGGCACATCCCATCGCTCAATCGCTGCTTTACGGAACAGGCCTTTCTCAGATAGCCAACCGTCGTGTCACATCGACGCGCAAAGTCATTTCGATCGGCGGGTTGCAGGCCGTTGAGGTACGCAAGTAATTTATCCATAGCTGAAACTTTACCATTTGGTGATATGGAATGCAATACCTTTTGGTGTTTTACGTTTTGGTAATAACAAACCACAATCGAAATCATGGAAAAGCCGACAACTAACCGAAGTGATGTCGCTAATAGGCGAGCAAAACTCCGCCTCTGGATTGACAACTATTTCGATGGTTCCCAGTCGCAGTTCATTGCAGACTGCGCTGAACATGGGCACGACATCAATCAAGGGGAGCTGTCTGGGCTACTTAAAAAGAAATCGTTTGGAGAAAAGAAGGCTCGCTCGCTTGAGGTGATTGCGAGGATGCCTCCGAGACATCTGGATACACCACCGGTTGAGGCGACCTCCCCTAGCGGTATCGTTGAAATTGCAACGATCGCCAGGGATTACAAAGATGACCAGTGGCCTTTCAAAAAGATGAAGCCATGGCAGTGGAAACTACTGACATCGAAACAGAAAGAACATATCGAGATCGGTGCCTTGATGATGATCGAAGCGAGGGCCGGCCCCGAAAAAAACTCCGTGCCCGCGAATTCATATATCGCCTCCAAGACAACTTAGTCTCTTTGGCGCAACGGTTTTTTGCTTTCAGAGTTACAAAAGCAGCCGGGCTCGTTATTCGTTATAAAACTAACAATTATCGTCAAAATATAGATCGAATATGAATAGAACCATGATAAAGCGCTTTATTCTTGCGTGCGTTGTCGTAGCGGCTTCCGCGATGGCGAACGCTGGGACGAACGTGTGCAACACCAGTGACATCACGATCAAATCTTCCAAAGTCGGCTTCAAGAAGGTTGGAAGACGCATGTTTATGGATGGAGTCGCGGTGCTAGTCAACAAGTGTTCTGGCCCCGTCGGGGTGCAAGTAAAGATGACCGCATACGATAAAAACGGAGAGCCAGTTGCGACCAACGAGCGCTGGCCGGCGAGTGTTTCCAACATCCCTCCTGGCGATTACACATTCTCCCTGCTTGGCTTCTTAGACTACTCAACCGATGCTAAAACGTTCAAGGTGACTGTAGCCGGCGTCAATCGCTGGTAACACGAATCCAGACTTGTATTGTCGATTTGCATTTTTCAATGCAAATAAAACTTTACCAAATAGTGTTGACACAATAAATACCATTCGGTAATAATTCGCTCCAGCCCCGCAATCCAGCGGGCAAGGAGTGAAGAGTGCAGACATCCACAACACAGCGCAAGCCAAAGGCACGCATCCTGACGGCGGACTCGACGCTGCCGTATCCGGCTGAGGTGGGATCAACCGAATGCCGAAACCTCAACCAATTCTGGCTGATCGAATGGCTACGCAAACAGCGTCAGCATGAGATTGTCAAGAAATCGCTGATCAAGCGCGCCACGAGCCGCCGACTGCCCGTGCCGGAAGAAGATGCATTCTGGCAGGCTATCCACCGCACCCGCGACGATGCCGACAATTCTCTCAAGAATCTGCGCGCAACCGGCGGATTGTTGTACGCATGGGCCGGCACCACAGCACTTGATCAAGGCGGTGCAGTATGAGCTGCGGCAACACCACCGGCTGCACCCACAACTGCAACCAGGGCCGCAGTTGCCCGAACCGTAGCGCCCACGGCACAGCCGGCAACGTCGCCCTACTCTGCGCGCTGACCATCGTCTGCGTGCTGCTGTTGGCCTACGTCGGCCCCAGCATTGACGACCACAGCGCCGACAACGCCAGCGCCGACGCCATCCAGAGCGCCGCCGCGCGTGACCGCTACCTGACTGCCGCAGCCAAGATGTGCGGCATCAACGCTGCCGTGGTCGAACAGGCCGACGGCAGCATGCGCTGCGCTCTGCACAACGGCCGCAAGACCCAACGAATTGCGATGGTGCAGCCATGAGCGCGGCGCACACACCGGGACCGTGGGCTACAGACGGGCACATAGGATACACAAGATCGATCAACATTCGTGCCGGGAAGTCTTTAATCGCATGTTGTTTTGCACGATTCCCAACAAGCAGTGCCCCTGATTCACCCGACATTTCTGACGAGCAAGCGAAGGCTAATGCCCGTGTGATCGCCGCTGCGCCTGATTTGCTGGAGGTCTTGGATCACATCGAGAGGCTTGCTGCCGTCAATTGCGTTGATGACATTTCTCGGCGCGAGAAACTTGCGAGCATCCGTAACTTGGCTCACGAAGCCATCGAAAAAGCCACGAGAGTTGCATCATGACCCAATGCTGCAACGACTACGGAGTATGCGAGCACGGCCCCGGCTGCCCAGCGGGCGCCGTTAGGGTAGCGCCGCGCACCTGCGAAGCGCTGGGTATTTGCCAACACCCTGAGCGCGAGTGCCCCGGCGCTTGCGAACAAATCCCGCGCTTGCCTGGCGTGCAACACGACGAACTGGCGCAGCCGACCGAGCCGCTGGAACTGATCGAACCCTTGACTGTTGTTAAGCGTGCGCTGCTGGCGCTGATCTGCCTGGCCGCCGCGTGCATCGGCGGCAGCTTGATGGTCGTCGGTGGCAAGTACATCGGGGTGCTGTCGTGATCACCGCCAGCGGCCCCCTGTTCCTTGGCAAGACGCGCCCACTGGCCACGCAGGCAGCGGACGGAACTTTTGCCTTAACTCTGCTGGCGCATGACCGCATCGGCGTGCACAAGGTCGAGCCCTGGCGCATCAATTTCGCTGGCCCCCAAGCGTTTTTGTTCTACGAGACCCACGGCCCCGAGCTGCAGCCGGGTCAGCCGATCAACGTCGTGCTGAGTGAATTGCGCAGCTTCACAAATGGGCGCGGCGGTTGCGCGGAGATTCATGCACGGGCGCTGCACATCGAACTTTTGTCCAGGTCGCATCAACACGCGCAGGAGAGCTGCACCAACTGATTACGGGGCGTCTTATGACTGGATGCGGGTGGATAGCACCCACCCCGGAAGACGTGGCAACAGAGTTGCGCGCAATCACGAGAAACTGAAAGTAGCCAGACGCCCCACCCTTTACCACCACAACCCAAGGAAACCATGAAATCCTTTAACCTGTTTTTGCAAGACCTCAATGACGGCCAGACGCACGCCGGACTCACTGGCGACCTGGCTGAACTTCTCAATGCTGTCAAAACACACGGACGCGGCGGCAGCATGACGCTGAAGATCAAGATTGCGCCGGCCAGCCGTGGCAGCAGCGAGGTGGACAAGATCACTA